CTATTTTCATGGAAGTTATTGATTAATTTTTCCTGAAAATGATAGGGATGAAACTGGGTAAGACCCTCATCAAGAGAAACGATCTTAATATAATTGTTTGCAAAATAAACAGGATCGTCCTTACACTTAAGGAACTCAATAACCTGCTCCTCCGTAAATTCAATCGGAGTATTTGCTTTTTTTAGATTCGGGTTGCCAAGGTATACATTATCAGCCATAAATTAATCAGCAGTTCCAAGCGCGAAGAGACTTATTGATTCTGCTATCGGGATCACTAGCAGTCTTCTTAGAAGTCAACTTCTTCTTCATACCTTTCATTCGAGCACAAAATGATGCGCGACGGGGGTTTCCAACCTTCTTGCTTGGTGCTTTAAGGTCGCTGCCTGGATTTTCTCTTTCATAAGACTTGCGTCCTTTTTCGTTAAGTCCTCCAGACTTATTTTTTCCTTCCTTTTTTGTCCATGCTGCTCCTTCTGTATGGAGGAGTGGATTTCCTGGGACATAGTCCGATACCTGGTAAGCTTGTACTCTTGCGCCAGGATATACCTTGTCAATCTGAACTTGAACATCAGAGCGACTTGGTGTCTTCATAGATGGGAAGAACATCTGAATAGAATAATACTTTCCTCTCCAGGAAAGATGAACCTTAATAATATGACCAGTCTTGGTTGGGATGCGAACTGCTTCCTCAACTTCAGTCATAGACTCAATATCATATGTCTCAAACTCAATTTTATTTACACTGGGTTTGAGTGGTTCTGGTTTTACAACATCTTGAATAACTGCAAAGGTCTCACCATAAGCATCTGTGAGTTCAACATCTTCTTTCTTAACGCAGTTATTATAGCGTTTACCAAACATCATTTTGGTTCCTTTCTTTTCATATCCCTTCCAGCACTTCTGACCCTTTTCGTTCAGTTCGACAGCACCAACAGATTCAAGTGCTGCAATTTGTGATGGAGAGAATCCTTCCTTTTTGGTGCTATTGCCCCAGTTGGCAGCACCTTTTTTACGACATTTGACCAGTGCTCCTGACGCATATGCACTTGGCCAAACTTTGTAGCGAGACTTTACTTTATGGTAACAAGCATCCTTTTCGCCTGCTGCTTCTGGTACGTATTCGTCAGCGATAGGTGGTTTGCCCATTTTCTTTTTAATTAATTGTAAGGTTGGATCGGTGTTGATTTGGTTGTCAACAGATTTTTTGAGGGTGTTGCCTACATCAGTTACTCTAATCTGCCCTGTTTTCTTTACCTCATCGAGGTTAGTTTCTTCAGTCTTCACGTTAATAGCCTTCCCGCTTCTATCTGGATTTGGATCCTTACGATTCTTACGACGGAACGCTCTTTCCTCTTCATCTTTGGAGAGGTTGCGTTTCATCTTACTAGAACCGCATTTTGGTTTTGTAGTTTGACCTGGTTGTCTGGCACAAGGTTTTCCAGCATATTTTCCACCCAGTTGAACCCAACCAGGTTTTCCATCACTAGACTTACTCTTACCAAACCAGTCACGCAAAGAACTATCACCACTTTTATTGGCTTCATCCACAGTGTGTCCATTCTCCTTACGGAGCATTCCTTCTGGGTCAACCATAAAACCTTTGGGTATGGGTTTACACTTTTTATCTGTATAACAATAATATTCACCAGCAGGGCATTTGCCGTTTTTCATTAATATGAAATAGTTCTCATATTATTTATAAATCTTATTCTTCTTTCGGCAGTCCTTTCTTTAACAATTTCGCTAAGTCTGCGGTAGAACCAACAAAGAGTGCATTGTTGACAGTTGAAGGACCTTTGACTTGCTTCTCTTCCTCAACCTCTTTTAGTTTCTTCTGAAGTTCCATCAACTTGTCAGTTGCATCTGCAACGTTCTTAATCAACTGACCAGCAACTTCATATGCTCTTGGCATTTCACTTTCTTGTGCAAGTTCAAGAATACCATTGATTGCTTCTTGACCCTTTTCTATAAGAGAATATAAATTACCTCTTGTGTACTCATAATCTTTTTTTATGTCGTCCGATGTTATTTGCCCCTTTTCTACTTTTTGAATTGGAGCAACTTCAACTTCTGGTGACGTAAAGTCGTCAGAAACATTAAAGGTATCGTTTAGATCATCGAACTTTTTTGTCATTTTCATGAGTAACTACCGTCAAATCCAAAATCATCTCCAGATTCTATCAGTGCATTATCTGCAGCAGTAATAGTTCCTACATTAGCTCCAGCAACGTGAGATGCGGCAGTTGTGCCGTCTTGTGCTCTCTTAACTGTAAGAGTGTTATTACTAATACTATCCACATACATAGACTCACTATCGATGATGATATAAGAGTTTTCTGTAATAGTAGATGCGTCAGCAACCAGAATAGTAGTTACTTTGTTACTAATATCGTTGGAGATAGTGGTCGCAATATTGTCATCATAGTTCTTCGTTGCCCTTGGTTCAACAGAGTAGGTAACGTCTCTTGCGACGACTCTTGCACCTTCTCCAGTTGCACCAGCGAGATAACCAACAGAAACTTTTTTGATGAGGTCTTTGGATGCATCTGCAATAGGACCAAACAGAAATGTTTTGGCAGTAAAGCGTAAAGTGTAAATAAGTGCTCTTCTTGTAGAAAAGTCTCCTTCATAGTCATCATTCATGGTGACGCTATCAAGAATGACGGGAATATCTCTTTTTTCAGAAATATCACCCATCAGGGTTACACTAAGATTATATGATGGTTGAAAATAAGGTAAGATCTGCTCCACAATCTGAAGCATATCATCATTCAACTTTGTCATAATGTTGAGTTCAAATGCCATGTTATATGGAACTGGCATGTACGCTTTCTTATCTTGACCAGTAGTAATGAACTGTTGTGTAGTTGTTACTTTTCTGGTGGCATCATAATTAAGTCCAATGAATTCAAATGACATCCTTGGCAGACTCATTTGAACTGGTTTGTTCAAGTCTGCTGATTGCTCAAGTCTCGCCAAAAACTTTTGCATTGGACCATATGCCAATGGCACTTTAATTTCACTGACAGTATTGTCACTACTATCAGTATGCTTGATCACCATTCCATTGAATAGTGTGCCGAAAGAAATTACTGTTTTTCTAAGTATTTCGTGATAAAAATATTCAAACATTTTTGAAATTTATGTGCGTTTTTTAACAAAACCGTAATACTATTTAGGGATTGCCAAAAGGATTGGACTCAGAGAAGTCAAGAATAGCATCTGCTTCTGTTTCTATGATGTCATTACTTGCATATGGGTCTACAAGATCATCGGTATTGACAGTTATTACTGCTCTATTTGCACCACTTTCTGATCCAGTTAAGAACTCTCCAGCAACAAAAGTTCCGTCAACAATCTTAAGTTCAAGAACGTTTGTATCTGCATTCCAAGAGTTGACATATGCTGTAGTGCTGCTGATAGAACCAGTTACGATTTCGTTGTATTGGAATGTTCCTGTGCTTCCAACACTTGGTGCTCCAATAGTAATGGTTGGTGCAGTAGTGTATCCTAAACCAGCATCAGTAATTCTAATTGCAGTAACAATACCAGCAGAACTAATGAGTGCTCTACCTGTTGCAGTTACGCCAGTTCCAGGACCCGAGAAGGTCACAAGAGGTGCAGAAGCGTATCCACTACCACCATCAGTAACGGTAACGATACCAACACCACCTGTGGTGGCAATACCAACGGTTGCAGCGGCACCAGCACCACCACCAGCAAGGAAACCAATGCCAGGTGCTACGGTATATCCATATCCTGGGTTAATTATTTCAACACCCTGAACCTTCTTGGCATCTGTTACCCCATAGCAGTTGACAAGACCTTCGATCATTGTCGAAATGCCTGTAGCAGTGAGACCACTACTTCTAGAGAAGGCAACTCTTGGTGGTGTAGTGTAATCATTTCCTCTGTTTGTCATAGTGACAAACCTGACACCACCATTGACAATACCAGTTATTGCAGATGCTGTTGATGCAATACCAACCATCGTCAAGGTAATATTATATCCCTGATCCTGGATGTTATCGTCAATATCTGCGACATCAGTATCAATAACCTCATCTTCGTATCTGAAGAGTTCGCAGGTTAACTGATAAACGTAGTTTTTCTGAAGTTGATAGAATGGTTTTTCATGCTCAACATATTTGATTTCAAATAACCTATCACCAAGAGGAAAATATATTAAGTCTCCCTCTTTGGGTCTCGTTGCCAACTTAATATTAGATGTTCCTGTTGATAGTGGAGTAATGTACTCCTCAAATCTTTCTTTTGAGATAGTTAATGTGAGGTCATCCATTTCTTGGATGCCAAACTTAGACATTAAAGTTCCCAATCCATTATATCCATCATATGTGTCAACATATGCTTCTATTGGATATGCATTTTCAAACTTGGACTGAATAACTTCCTTTATGACACTATTTTCAGTTGCATATTGTCTTGGAAGATAATAAACTTCTACCCCATACATCTTCAACTGTTCGTTGATAAGATCTTGTATGAGGTTTTGTTCTGTTGAAGAACCTTGTTGAAAAAATGGATTTAATGCCATATTCTTATCCGATCATGTCAAGAGGTGGTAACTCATAAGTATTGGACATTTTTTCCATAATGTCATCAAGTTCTTTCTGTGCATCATCATATATTTGTCTTCCATTCAGTTCTACACCACCTGGAAGTTTAACACCTTGGAACTTGATAAGGTTTGTTCCCCACTGCTTCTTGATAAGAGCGGTTAGATATAGTTTTAAGAAACTATCATTGTAGACTCTTGTAAAGTCATTTGGATCTAAGGTTCTAAAGCAGTCAATGACGATATAGTCATCAACTGTCAGACTTCCCCAGTCAATATCTAAGTATAAACGGTCTTGTCTTTGGTTGAATCTTATTTGCTTCTGCGTTGTAAGGAGGAAGTTCATATCCTCCAAATAAGTCTTAGTCATCGCATAGGTCAACATTTCTGTTGTACCCCAATAGTAGATGTCATTCAAGAACATTTGATACTTAACACTAAACATGTTGTTAGTGATAGTATTGGTGCCATCAAAATGGAATATCTTTGTGATTCCTATGACAGCAGGAGGAACTTGCAAATAGTTGCTGTTCTCTTCATATGAGAACGTAGTTGCAGTTCCAGCGATAGTGGCTGATGCTGTTGTCGTAACTATACCAACAGCACTGTCTCCACCTCTTGCTCTTCCACGGTCAATGTCTGCTTGTGTGACCTTATATTTTAAGAACGTTTGTGTTACACCGTCAAAATGCCTTTCGTGGAAGAACTGAATGGCATCATCAACCAAGTCATCAATTTGCTCATCGGCAACATTGATTTCCAAAACGGGCGCACCCAGTTTTCTTTTACAATAATCTATTAAATCTTGTCTTGAAGATGGTTGCGCCATTTATTCGTTACCTCTTAATGATATTTATATCTTAGATATTACTTCTTGCTGTTTCATATAGAGTTTCATATACGCTTTCACAATAGTCCTAAGGTCTTCAATATCACTTATTTTGTCTATTTCAATACAAGCCTTTGTATATTCAAAACTTTTGGTCAAGTTTTCTAGTTTAATTTCATCAGGATCCATTTGCCAAACTCCGTAAAAGTGTTTTTATTTCATTCAAGTCACCTTTGATAGAACTAACATCTTTTTCAAGATTGTTAATTCTATCTTTTTCATCTTCTTGAATTTTTCGTCTTATAATATAGGATGAATAGTCAGAGTTGTTTGTATTAACGATTGCATTAGTATTGGCATCTCTGTAGAGATGCTTTTCACCTTCAACTGGTATTAAATCCATTTTTACCTCAAGCAAGTGCAATGACTCTCAAGTCCTGAATAACAGGAACGATTGCCTGGTTAGTTGATGTCATAATCAACTTAATTCTGAACACTTTAAACGATGGCAGGTTATCAATAGTAAACTCATATTCTTTGAAAGATCTTGGTGAAGGAACATAGTCATAGAAAGAATTCTTAAGAATTTCAACATCAGGAGATCCATCATTTTGTGTTGGGTCAATTACTACTTGAGAAGACCCTGCAGTCAAGTTTGCGTAACCTGGGAATGGTGTGTAGATAGCATCATCATCAACACTATTCTGAATAGAGTAGAATGCTCTGATGTCATTCTCTTCACTGATAGCACCAGTCAGAAGAACCTTAATAGCAGATGCCGAGTTCTGAAGTGTTACTGGTTTTGAAACATAGTAGAATGCGTTAGGATCATTATCAACACCATTGACTCTCTTATCATTCACATAGTCGGTGACAGGGTTGTTGACACGGTTTGAGGTGAAGATAATGTTTGTCTTCGTTGTATCAACACAAGGTGAGAGTCTTTCATCAACACTCAAAAGGTTCATATTCATTGTGAATGACTTGTTGCCAGGCAGACTATCAAGTCTTTCATCTTCATTCACTTTAGAAGCAACAATTCTTGGAGAATCGAAGTAGTTTGTAGAATTCAGAGATATTGGTTGGAAACCTTTATCTAAGTATGGAGTTTCAGTTCCACTAGCACTTTGACCACTGACAGTTCTTACTGCAGCAGAAATAGTGGTGAACTTAGGTGTGATAGTAGTAAATGATGGTGTGATGAGTTCAAATGGTACGTTGTATGTTGCAGAAACATTAGAACCACCAGTCTTCTTAGACTCATTGAAGAACAGTTTGGGGAAGGTTGCCCCAGTTCTATCAGTCATATCAGTTCCAGAAGACATATCTGCCTTGAGGAAGTAATAGTCAAGACCAATCTGCTCAGCAATGTCTGCGTCACTTAATGTATGAGTCTTGTTGATTCTCAAAAGAGAAACACCGTTGAGTTCATACTTATGAACAAGAGAACCATTGGAATAAGGGAATGCCTTTGTTCCATCAACTTCTCTAGTGATACCAGTGAGTTCTGTATCAGATACTCCAGTGTACTTGATGATTTCTTCACCTATTCTTGCATATCCTGGGTTGGTTGCACCAACACTGATATTTTCAAACGTTGCAAAGTTTGATGTGCTTGCAATGGAAATGCTAGAAGTTGAAGAAGCAGAATAGTCAACAGAGAGTGATGTTGGAGTTACATCAGACTTTGCACCAATGATGGTGACTTGGTTGACATCAGAGTGCATACCATGGTTTCTCTGGTTCACTTTGAAGTGTAAACCATCGAAGGTATTCTGAACTGGTTGAGTAATAGTTACATTACCACTATATCCACTATTCAGAGTTGTTGAAAGACCAGAGTTATTGGTATAAGTCAGAGTGTATCCTGCACCAACAGTGAATTCTCCCTGAACCTCATCAAGAATAAGTTCATTTGAACCATTGAGACCAGAAACACTAAGTCTCAGGTTTCTACCAATAGAAGAAATACCAATAGAGGACACTGTCAAGAAGTCTCCAACTGCATATCCAGTTCCACCGTCAGCAACCGTTGCAGCAACTGCTACACCAGCTTCAATAGTGACATTTGCAGTACCATTTCTTCCAGTTCCTGTCACATTTGTAAGTGTCAAGTCGTTATAAGTTACAGCACCAGAACTTGGCGTATATCCGATACCAGCATTTGTAATGTTGAGAGTAGAGATAGTTCCAGCAGTTCCTACAATCTTACCAGTTGCATTAGACTTCAACTGAATAATGGTATTTCCATTTGTAAGATCTGGATCTTGTACTGTTGTTCCAATACCAATTCTAACTCTCTTAGAGTCAATATCAAATGGGTCTTTTCTCAGTACATCAATGCCATTTGTTGGGGCACTTGGGTTAAAGAACTGAACAGAACCACTCTGAACAAAACTTGCTCTATAAAGTCTGAACTTAAGGTCTTCATACTGTGATGCATCCCAACTTGATGCGTTCTGTGACTTGAAGAGAGAACCAAGGATAGGCTGAGACGAAACCAGAACTTGACCTGCTTCAGTTGCAGCAGAAGTAACGTCTGGTTCACCAAGTCTAGAGATCCAAACGGTATATTCTGTAGAGTCTGAGAGGAGAACCAGTGCATACTCAGTTCTTCCGTTCAGATAAACTGGAGAGTTGAACTCAATAGTGGTTGGCACAGAAGCATCATCAGATACATTAATTTTAGCTGGTTCTACTTCAACCTCAGAGAATGGAAGAATCTTAAGTGTTGGAAGACCAACTTTAATTTCTCTCAACTGAGCATAAACTGGTAAAGTGTTATCCTTAGTTCTGAAGAATACGTCAACCTTGGTTACGTAAATTCCAGTCTCATCATCGACAAAGAATGACTGTGCAAGAGGGTCTCTTCTTTCTTGTCTAACCTCAGTAATGTTATTAGTAACGTTTGTAACATTAGTAATGTTATTAACGACTTGAGTTTGAATTTGAGTTGAAGAGGATGTTGATGCACCAGCGTTTGCAGTTGCAACGGAAGAAGCAGTGAGAGTTCTTGTCTCTTCAAAGTCTTCATGTTCAACTCTTGCATTTCTCAGAGAAAGTGTAACTTCTTGAGTGTTATCAATGTCACCTTGAGAGTAGAAGATCTCTTCAGCAGAGGTTGTTACGACACCACCAATTCTAGTGTTTATTGAACTACTGGTAAGTCTGAATACCGTTCTTCCAGTTTCAAATACAGGGTTTCCAGCAACGTTTCCGTCTGGAACCATGTAAGAACCAATAACAGTACCAATATTATCTGTAACAAGTCTTACAGAGGAAACTGTTGCTACAGCACCACTACTTTGACCTCTCAGAATCATTCCACTTCTTACCCAACCCCAGAATTCAGGAGTTCTTTCATCGGCAAGACTAAATGTATCAATGTTTATTGTAGTGCTGGTTGAAGAGTAAACTGCTGGTACGTTGTTTGCTCTATCATATGGGTTCTGAACATAGATATCAGTTGGGGCATTATAAGGACCATACTTATGGTTTGAGTTTGCAACTCTAAACGAAATATATGGAAGAGTGCTTATATCAACACCATTTACTTGTTCAGAGGTTGGCATAACACCAATGACAGTTTCTCCAATTGCAAAGGTTCCTGACTCCATTGCAATTTCAACCAGTTTTGGTGAACAGAAGTCATTAATATCTACACTATCAAAGAAACCATATACCTGTGTATTTGGTTTGAGTTTTCTTCCAGTAAACTGAATGTTTCTGGAACGCATAAACTGAATAATATCTCTGCTAACGATTCTATCGCCAAGAGACTCAGTATCAATCTGTTCTCTAACGGTATGTCTAACACCCGTTCTACGCTGATCTAAGTTGGTTGTGAGACTTACACTACCGCCAATATCAATACTAGTTGACTGAGTAACCTGTCCATCAGCACTAGTGCTTGAAGAAGAATTCATGCTTGCGCTGAGTTCTAAACCAAGATCCTGTCTGATGTTGTTAGTTTCCCAAGAGTTCCAAATGATTGGACTTACACCAATTCTTGAACCGTCAGCATTATCAGTGATCTCTGCTCTTAGTGCTTCTGCAACACCACGGAAAGATCCTTCCATTCTAACGTCTCTGAGTTCAAGACGATTGACATCGATCCAAACATCAACAGTCGGTTCCAGTTCAATACTACCAGTATAAGTCTTAACCAGATATGGAGTTACATTTTCTACTCTTGTTGCAAATGGTTGGTCTATCCACAGAACATCATCATAGTCAAGACTAATAACATCACCAGTTTTTCTGATGTTTGTTCCTAAGATATTGCTCAGATACTTCTTATCTTGAGACTCATTTGTCGTAGAACCAATACCAGCGATAGAGTCGGAACCAAGTTCCAAGTTCAATGAAGTGGTATAGTGAGATGCTCTTAACTGACCATTCTGTAAGTCAACACTGTTCTTAACACCAACTGTATTGTCCTGAACACCAACTGAAGAGAAGTTGTCAATAAGGAAACCAGACTTAAATCTATTCAGACCAACAGAGTCTGAAATAAAGAGGTTTGCAGTATTGTTCTCAAGCAGTGAAAGACTTGTATAATATTCAAGGTTCTTGATTCTAGTTTCAAGGCGAGAGATATCACTCATCTGATATCTCTTATGGTCTACAAAAGTTACCTCAGCATCTTTTACATCATAAAGATAAGGGGGAAGTGCAATATTAGCAATGTTCAGACCATTAGAAACTTCTCCTGGAAGTTTTGGATTGTCAGATGGTTCTCCAACTTTGAGTTGGAATACTCCATCTTGGGTCAAGTAAAGTCTATCAAGTCTTGGTAAGAAGTAAGTGAAAGATAACGTCTCAGACTCATCAGAAGCAAATACGTGAGTGGTGCTGTGGTTTCCACTAGTAAATGCCCTTCCCTGGAATTCAAATGGAGACCTTGAACCAGAAGTTACTGTGAACTCATTTACTCTTGGTCTTGCATCAAGAACATCGGTGTTTCTGATACCATTTACAGTTTGAATGTCCTTACCATAGTCAAAGACTTCATAAGAACTTGCAGTGGTTACATCACCAGTGTCTGCGGTGTCATAGAAACCACGGGCATAAATGACTCTCAGTTGTCTTACTGGTTCTTTAATACCCTGCTTTCTAATGATATGACTATATCCATAATGCGTTGGAGTTTGTCCATTATTAAATGTGTAGTTATCAGTTACATTCTTGCTTCCTTGGTTCAGACCAAAAGCAATTCCATTTACACCAGACTCAAGGAAGTTGACAACTTCACCTTCCTGGAAAGCATTTTGGTTGAGATATACAAAACCAACTTTGCTGCTATTTAAACGCTCAGCATAAATTCCTCTTGCACCGCTGATAGTTCCAACAAACTCTTCTCCTAAGATAAGGTCATCAGTTTTTGCTGTTGGACCGTCAAGAGAACCTACGGTGATACTTGGCAATACTGGGTTTGCTGTATCTTCAGACTCAAAGATGCCGTGAATCTTGATAACGTCAGGAACATTCAGTGAAATCTTCTCATCCTGAACTCTTGTTCCAAATGGGAAGTTTCCATAAGTGAGACCATCATTCTTGGATGTTGAACCAGTTCCAGAATAGTCGTAGATGGACTTATTGACGATAACTGAGTCTACTGATGCCTTTCTCTTTGTTCTTGCGGTTACAGACTCTTTTCTCAGAGTTGCAATAAGTTTTGCTCCACTATCATCAGTTCCAAGACCATTGATAGTCAGTTCAGTTGAACCTGTAGTAAACTGGAACTTATCATCTGTAAGAATTTCAAGAGTTCCATCAGATCTTGAAAGAACATATCTTTCCTCATCGAAAGGAAGGAATACATTATCAGAAGGCGCAGTTATTGTATTTGAAGAGTTATTAGTAATAGTTACATCAAACTCTCTTCTTACAACGATAGAAGAACTTGAAAGGTCTACCGACTCAACATTCTTTTTGGGAAGAGGTGCAAATATTCTGTTGTTGTTTTGTGATGTCTCTAACTCAGTAAACAGAACTGAGAGGTCATTTACTTCAGTGGTTGCACTAGGAAGTCCACCATCACATACTCCAGTTACTGTGGTAACACCACTAACGATAATAGAGTTAGTTAATACTTCATCAATTTTTGCAAATGACTTAACAGTAAACTCAGGTCTTGTGAACTGAACTAAGTTTCCTGTGGTGACAATACCAGGGAAAGCAACAGTTGGACTGGTGATAGTAGAAACACCAGCAGAGAATGGAGACAGTGATGCGTTTCCATTACCAACCAGAGATGAGACAGACTGAAGAGTATCAGCAGTAAAGGTCTTGGATGAACCTACGTTTGCATGTAAAGACTTGACATCTGAAATGCCATAACTTGTAAATGCTGTGCTGACTCTAGTTTCACTAGTACCATCGAAGACTAACTTCTCTCCGTTGATAAAGTTTCCAGATATTTGATATACTGTCAGTCCAACTCCTGCAGTTACATCGTTTCTCAAGAATGCGGTAGCACCACTTGAGTCGCCTCTTACATATGTTGGTGTTGTGAGGGTAATTGCTTCATTGACTTCCAGGTCACCATAAGTCTGAACATCATACAAAGAAATATCCCAACGGTTCAAGTTCTGGTTTTCTAACTCATATGAACCAGACTCAAGAGCAAAGTCATAAACTCTTGCAATACCAATTTCTTTACCAGCAACAGAGTACGAACTAATACCTACTCTCTCATCTCTTAAACTGATAGTAGAAGAGGTGTTGATACCAATAGATGGTGCTCCAGAAGATCTGTTCAGTCTTAATGTGGAACCAAAACTAAAGTTTACTGCTTGGTTCTCAATTAAATTTGTGGTTCTGGTCTTTGGTGCATCGATAAGTGAAGGAGCAATGGTCTCAACTTCATATCCTTTGATATATGCCTTACCTGGACCAATTTTATAGACTAACAGGTCATCTGATGGTGTTGCACCAGAACTAGTTGTTTGGTTTGTCTTATAAAGTCCACCATTTCCTTTTCCATCATTCAGACTCTCCTTACAGAAAGTAGTAAATGACTTAATATAATAGTTACCAGACTCATCAAAAGTTCTTCTTGCAAACTCATCTGCAATAAGATTATATTCAGTATTTTTGTTGATGTCTCTTAAAACACCATCCTTTACATTTGCTAACTCAATGAAACTTGGATAGTCAAACTCATCTATCGGTTTTTTGGATAACCGTGCAGTAATCTTAAGTCTATCTGCACCTGGTGCTGCAAAGTTATTGAAACCATTTGCATTATCATTCAGGTTTGGATCAAGGTCTGCAGTTATCAGTTCTTCAATAACATCAAGACCAATTCTATAACTTGGTGTATTAGTATACTGATCAAGAATCAGAATTTCGTCATCAACATCAACAAAATATCCTCTGATAAAGTATACACCAGCACCCAATGCAAATGCAGAACCGATTGAAGTTGCATTAGAAGCAATAGTACGAGAAAAACCTTCACCAGCAGTGATGAAGGTATTGCCAAATGCAATATTAGAGTCTGTAATTAAGTTTTCACCATCTTCAAAGTCTCTTGAAGAAAGGTTGTTTTGGTTTGACTGATAATAGTCAACATACAGAGTTATATTTCCTCTTTCCGACTCTTCAGAAGTAATGACCTTTCTGATGATAGCAACAACACCAGAAGTTTCACCACGAATCTGAGTACCTACAAGTTGGTCAAGATATAAAGATACAGGAATCCCAAGAAAGTTACTCTCAACTTCTACTGCATAGAAGTTTTGAATATACGTTAAGTTTCCAGGAATAACCTTAGCACCTTCTTTGAAGAAGTGGTTGCCAAATTGTTCAACTTGATTCTGAAGAACTGACTGTAAAGTAGTCAGTTCTCTTGCTTGAACTGGGTATCCTGGTTTAAAAAGAACCTTATAATAGTTGTTATCTTTTCCGCCAATTACAGGTTCATTGTAGTCATCAAAATATGGAGCTACGTTGAGGTTGGTTTCTTGAGACATAATTCCTTAGAATTGCAAAATGACTTTGATATCTTCTTTTTGGTTTGATGACCTAGTAATTGAGGGTCTATTATCAACGTAAATCGTATTTCCAGAGTATTTTGATACTTCTGGTTGAGACACACCTTTAATAAATTGCTGACCCAAATAATATGTCCTACTATTTATTACGGTACTTATACCTGGGTTACTTTCGCTACCAAACGATGTTTGAATTGCCAGCGTAGTGCTACCACCTAAAATATTGAAAGAACCACCACTTCCAGTGTCAGCAGTAAACCTATGCATATCAAACCCATAAGTTGGAGATGCATTTTGAGTTCCATCAGTGTTGAAACCAACGTGATATCTATCTTGCCAATATTTCAGAACTCCAGTATTTGAGTCATAAGAAACAACTCTACCAAATGCAGTTGATCCAATACCAATGGTTTGTCGTATTTGAGTATCTGGGTTGAATGTTGCTTCACTATAACCAACACCAGTCAACTTAAGTGCATAAACAGCACTTGCTTTATCTAAGGTAAGAATACTGTTAGAATCATATGCAAGAGGACTTTCTACAATACCAACTCTTGCAATTTGGTTGCCTGTAATGAAGTCTGGGTTCTGTGAATCGTTTTCAATTCTAGAATAAAGAAGAACATTATATCCACCCAACTCTTTGTAGATATCTGCACCGTGACCACCTTGGGGTGGAATGATAACATCAAATGTTGGTGCAGTTGTTCCAGTTGGAACATTACCAGCAGAAAGATCCAGTGTTCCAAAGGTGTATCCAGAACCACCTCTTGAAATAGTTACTGACTGAACTTTTGAGTCATTGTTGATAACAACTGTTGCTTCGGCACCAGCACCATCTCCTTTGATAGGAACTTTAGTATATGTCTTGTTTGCTTCTCCTAATGCAACACCCCTATTGGTAATGGTGACAATTTTCAACTGTCCGCTAGTTGCTGCATTATCTCTAACGGCTGCTTCTCTGCTGCTTGTTTCCCAATCCTGAGGAACAGGCATATAGTTAGTAGCATCAAACTTTACAATATCACTTGGACTGATAGTGTAAAGATACTTCCAGATATATCCATCGCCACTAGTTCCCGCTTCTCTTGGCTCTAGATCTGTGAAAGTTGGTTCATCAAGTGAAGGTCTCCCAGAAGGGTTTTCTGGAGAAGTCCCATTCTGCAAACAAGCATATACTCTATAGTCACTATTCATTACATAATAGTTTGCCGAATACAAGTCAACCGCATTTGATGGTTGAGATGGATTCGTTGCTCTGATATCATGACGATACATGTCATAAGTGATACCAGATGTCCACACACTTCTTCTGATGACCTGCCTGACATCAGACTTTGATATCTTCTTCATTGCAATCATTGTATCCCAATGATTGTTAGTTTGATTGAAGTTATCTACTGGTGAAGGTGGTGACGTATTCCAATCAGTGTCATAATCAGTTGGGTTTGGAAGACCAACAAACGAATAGTAGGAGTTGCTTGTAGATGCAACTCCCGCCACAAAGTTTTTTGCATTCAATATACGAAGTTGGTCAGTAATTATTGCAGCCATTTTGCGGGAGTTTTTATTTATTTATTGGGTTAGATTGAAGGATATATTGTAAAGGTGCCACCCATACCAGAGTGAGAAGTACACTGATAGAATAACTGGTTTGGTGCATTGAATGGAACTTCAATAGCAATTGTTCCATTTTGTGAACCATTGTTGGTAACACCAGGATCATATGGATCTCCACCAATGCTTCCAGACTGAATCTGGAATGGATGAGCATCCATCTCATTCACAAACTCATATCTTTGACCTCTTGCAAGGTGCATAACTGGGTTATGTGCATAATCAACGTTTGTAAATCCAATACCAGTGAAGAAGTATGATGTATTACCAGCACCAGCACCTAAGTACCATCTTCCAGCAGCTGCTTTGGAAACATCGCCATAGAAAGTTGAAACACCAGATATTGCAGTTACAATACCAGCAACTTCTATGCCACTAGAACTGGTTTCAAGTTTCTTATTGCCATCATAATAAAGTGAAACCTCACCATTATGGTTCGGGTGAGAGTTCATTTCAATGTATTTGTCCGAACCAGTGCCACTCTTTAACTCAATGAATCCATTTGTTTGAACATAGACTCCATTGTCAGCAGATGAATTGATGTAGAAATATTCACTGGTTGCAAAAAGTTGTCCTTCCTGAGAAGTATTTGAACCAAAGTTCAAAGTTTCACTGTAAGGAAATAGACCAGTGGCATCAAATCTTATATTGCTATTAAATGTAGAAAGACCAGAGACGTTTAATTGCTGGGTTTGAGTAGTTCCATATACAGTAACACCAGCACCAGTGGTTTCAAATTTTTTGGAGTTGGCGTGATAGAGTTCTACAGCACCATTTTGTTTTGCGAGTACACCATTCTCACCATTATTAGGATATAAACCAATATTTTTTGCCTCAATATCAAGATCTTGAGAAGAAACTCTAACTATTCCTTTAGTTGATGCTGTATTGTATTGGAAACTAAACTCTTGACTATTTCCCAATTCAAGTCGAGTATCAGCGAAAGTTCCTCCAGGAATTCTTAAACCATCTTGTGCCGTGACAATGCCCGCAACATTTAATGATGTTGAAAGAGCAACATGACCACTAAAAGTAGAAACACCACTCGCTGCAAATGTATTTGTTCTTACATCAGCAGTAGCAGCAGTACCAATGTTGGACAGATACTGACCATCACCATAGAAAGTTGCTGCAGTGACTGAAGATGATACTGAAACATTTCCAGAAACATCCAGTTCAACAGAAGGAACTGAACTACCAATACCAACTAAACCAGAAGCACTGGTGCTAATAACAGTTCCACCAGCACCAACTTTAAATGAACCAAGAGTATTTCCTGCACCGATGAGTGTGCTTGCAGCACCAACCTGAAGATCACCACCAACAAATGCATTTTGGTCTGCATGGAAGTCGGTATAGGATCTGACCATACCATTCCAATAGTCACCTCTGGTGTAGATTCTCAGAGCGTCTAACTGGAAGTCTGGAATTGGATCTGTGTTTGGTTCAGTATTTCTAAATACGAAACTACCATCCGTAGTATTTGTATCTGAACCAGTATTGATTTGGAATGTAAATGTATCACCGCTACTCTGGTCAATATAGGTATCACCACCAAAGTTCAGGTTATTTGATGCTCCAGAATTTGGATTAGAAAGAATAACATTCTCTCTAAAAGTTGTAATACCTAAAAGCAATGATTGTCCACCAACAGTCAATGCAGATGGTGCTGAATCAGTTGCAATACCAACATTCTTGGTTGTTGTAATACCAGTAGAACCTTCTTCTACCCAGAAACTATCAGCAGAACCACCAGAACCTCCAGTGAGAAGAGTTCCTCCAGCATAAACTTGTGTGGCACTAATAATGCCAGTGGCACCATTAAGGGAAACTCCAGTTCCAATAAGAACTTCATTCTTACTACCATCAATTACAATGGAAGAAGCACCAACAGTTAAGATGCCCGTAACTCTTGCATTTCCATGAACGAATAGAGAGGTATCTGCAACACCAGCATACCCAACTTCAAGTTGGAACTGTGGATTTGTTGTTCCAATACCAACGTTTGCCGTTGAGTTAATACCAGCGGAAGTTTTCTCCCAAGTTGCAGATAAATTAGTGCCGTCCCCGAGCTGACTATAAATTTCAGTAAAATTACTATTAATTATTCCACCTGCGGCTCTTAGACTATCACCAGTTCCATCATTAGCGGTGGAACCAGTATTTATTCCTACTCTTGCCATTGTAATTCAGGTTTTCTTTTATTTATTATTAACTGGTGTAGTTATTAAACTTAAGTGGTGCAAATCTGTTGATAAGTGCGGATGTTGATATTCCACCAATACCTCCAGATGTGTATGCATTGAAAGAACCATTTGCCAGAGGTTTGCCAAATGATATCTTACCCCAACTAAAGTTACCGAAGTAATTTGATGTTTGCATTCCTTGGAATGCTCCATCGCCAGTACCAAAACCAACAGAACTGAACTCAAAGTTAGTTGAGTCAAATGTAATAGTGTTATAACTGAAGTCAACTGTACTGATACCAGTATTTACATAAACTCTTCTGACGTGAGTATTTCCAATTCCAGTAACATCAACAACAATATCTTCATAAGTATTGACTTGATATACATTATCAAGGAACTGAGTTCCAACGCCAATCAACTGGTTTGAAGAGTCAAAGGAGTTAATAGATGTATTTGCAAGTCCAATATTGGTGTCGTACAGAATGAAGAAGTCGCCCGTCGAAATACCACTGATAGTTACTGCAGAACCAACAACTGTGGTATCTCTCATAAAGGAATCTCCTGGAATGAACAGGTCAAATATGTTCTGACGAGTTGTAGTTCCAACACCAACAACAACACCAGAATCACCTTCATATGTTGCTTCAACAGTTTCACTGAGAAGTGTTGGTGGTTCAATCATAACTGCAGGAGGTTGTGATGTGGTGTATCCTGTTCCAGCCGATGTGACTGTAATAGCAGATACAGAACCAGATGTTAATGTAGAAGTTGCTTCTGCCTTCTGAGTTGTTCCAATTCCTACTGGAGTTTGAATAATAACATTTGGTGCAGAGTTGTAACCAAGTCCACCATCAGTAATATCAATACTAGAAATATCTCCAGTAGAAGAAACAATGGCAGTTCCAGATGCACCAGATATTACATTTTGAGAGGTAACAACTACTTTGTTCTGGAAAGAAAGTAATGGAGACTCATTTTGAGGGTTGAAGAATGGTCTCAGGTTATCAACATATGCAACTGTTGAACCAATACCAACAGAACTGATCAGGTATGATGAAGGATGAATATTTGGTTCGTAGTGAACTCTATCTTTACCAACAACAATACCGTTGATAACTTTCTCTCTTGTTTGCTTACACCACTTAATTGGTCTCAATAATGTATCATCAGTTGTGATACCTGGACCAGAATATGGGTTGGTTTCAACAGAGTCAGTTGTATTGATACCAATAACAGTTCTGGAGTCTTGCATTAAACCAGGACCTTGTCCGAAACCTGGTTCATTTTGCAGAGTCAATGTATCACCAACTTTTACAGTCTCAAGAATATCTCTGAAGATAACGTCAATGTCACCACTACCCTTATAGAAGATAGTTTTTACAATATCGCCCTTCTTAGGTGCTTCAGTAAACTCAATAATACTACCACCCTTAAACTTGTATGCCTCACCTGGTTTCTGTAAAATGTCATTGATGAATACAAGTAAAGTTGCTTGAATATCAATATTAGAACCTTTCTTCGCTCTAATAGTAATAGCACTTCCACCAACCTTCAGTGGGAACTTCCTATCTCTTCCATTAAACAACCCATTATAAGTATCCAGAACTTGGAACTGACCCAGTGTCCATCCAGAGAAGAAGTCACTATAAGTCTTTTCAATCTCTAAGTTGAACTCAAGGTATGGTTTAGAGGTATCAGTTGGAATACCACTATTACCACCTATCTCAACAGTAAGAATTTCTCCCTGACCATATCCATATCCAGTGTTCTTAAGAGTAAAGTCAATGACACTAGAACCTTGTCCAACAACAATGTCAACTTTTGCTTGTGTGCCAATACCAGGCGATGAAGTAGAACTATAATGAAGGTCAAGATCATTATATGAAAGTGGATCATCGAATACAACAGCAGGTGGGTTGGATGAAGTATATCCAGTACCTGGGTTAGTAATAGCAACTCCAATAATATGACCGTTACTTACTGATGCTGTACCAATAAACTCAATGTTAGGTATTCCAGTGCTAGAAGTTTGAACACCAACATTGACAACTGTTTGAATACCAATTCTGTAACCAGAACCAGTATTGCCAATAGAGATAGAAGAAATAGTTCCAGCAGCAGATACAACCGCTGTTCCACCAGCAGCAACCAGAGGTTGTAAACCGAATCCTTCAGAAGAACCGACAGATACGATAACACCACCAACAGGAATGTTTGCATTGTTTACATCATATGCAGCAGAAGTTGCAGTTCCTGTGAAGGTAACACTGGTGATACCAGCACTTTCGCCAAGAGTATAGTCTTGAGTTATTGCCTGAGCACCTTGTGGTCCTTGGAATACTCCGTTGATAAGCAGAACTCCATTGTTGGTAGAGAAACCTGCAATATCTTGACCATCCGACTGCAATGTAAATGTCTTAGCAATACCAGTGAACTGGTTTGAAAGTCCATCAAACACATAGTTTGTTGTATAAGTTTCTTGGTCAGTATTTTGTTTTCCACTTCTCAGGAATGTTCTTCCTTGGAAAGTAGAGTGAGTTGCAATACCTAACCAGTCTCTTTCATTTGGATCTTCGTTAGTTGTAGTTCCTATCGGTGTTAGACCATATGGAGCATCCACGAAGTGTATGGTGTTATCTACGATGTTGTAGTTACCTTCAACCAACTTAATTTCAGCATTAGCACTGTGGTCTGCAAGACCTGTTCCCATCCAAGGTCTATCGACCAAGACAATATTAGTGCTACCAAGACCAACTGTATTGATCTTCATTATCTCATCATCAACCTGAATCAAGTTGCCACCAAAGAATGATGTAATACCACTAAACTTCAACCTATTATCACCAGTATCAATTGCTTCTACCAGTGATACTGTTTGTGAAGTTCCAACGATAGGTGACTGAATATAGTTGTCAATAGCAAGAACGTTCTTCGTATTCTGGTTCTTTGCAATCAGGCAGTGAGATGTTCCAATACCAACTGCAGTAATATCAAATGTATTTGGAGTTCCTTTCAGAGCATCTTCTGCAGTAGGAGCAAACTGGAGTGTACTCTCATTTGACTTAACAGCATAAACTGTAGATGGTAACTTATCAGTAAGACCAATACCAGGAACTGTGGTAGAAGCAATACTAATTGCTTGTGTTGTTCCTGCACCAGCAAATGTATATGTCAGTTCTTCACCAGTTACGAAGTAGTGATCTGGAACAGTAACAGTATTATTGCTAACACTAACAATGTCAGAGTCAGCTCCCAGGAAATATCTCTGGAATATCATTAACTCATTATGAGTTAAGTCAAACGACCTCTTAACTGAAGTATTGGTTCCTTCGTACAGAGCAGAACCACCAGTTATTTCGGCGTTATTGAAATCAATAGAACTGCCCAAGTTGGTTACACTTGTAACTCTCAAAGCATTCTGGAATACTCTGACTTGAACATCAATGTTCGCCTCTGGAGTAAATGTAATTTGAGTTCCATTGGTTGTTACTGCTGCGCCAACAGTGCCAAGTGTAGAGTTTGTTCTCATCGCAGCAAACTCTGTAATGGATGCTGAAGTTCCATCATCAATTACAATGACTTCATAGAACTCATACTCTGTATTTGTAGTATCTTCAATACTTACAACATAGTATGCTGCAGAGTGTGAATTTGGATACTCAGTGATAACATGCTCAGTTGGAGTTGCAGAAGAACTAATAGAAGCAATGCCAGAACTTACAAGACCATCGTTAAGTTCTTGTGTTCCAATACCAGTTGTTCCATCACTGGACATTTGAATGAGTAAGGAGTTGATAGTAACACCAACACCCAGAGCAGCATTTGGTTTAAAGTCAATTTTTACATCAGAACCATCAATGTATGGAATATAAGTTCCAAGTCCTGCCGTTCCATCTGGACTCGATATTTCATTGGTCATTTGACCATATTCAAGAATATCAACATCAGTTCCATCGTGAAGGAGACTGATTTCATCTACTTCATAGTATGAACCATCTGTTCCACCAATCTCCACAAGGATCTTTGCGGAACGATATGTATTTGCCATTGAAACAATGGTCGTTGCTGCTGTCGCTCCAGAGGCGAGTGTTGTTTGAGCAGAACCAACATGAACAACTGAACCCAATGCAGTATTTCCAACACCAACAACAGTATCCTTCAGGTCATGTACAACATGGTTGATATCATAGTTGTTGACGCTAAACTTGATAGGATAGAATGCAAGTTGACCAGTAGTTCCAGAAATACTAAAGTCAAAGTCTCCTAACTCCTGCAGAGTGCTCAGTCTTCCATATTGGTTAATATAAGAGTTAGAATCATCATGGAGAAGAGAGACAATCATTGTCTGTCTTTCATCATTAAATCTTCTATCTTTTACGAAAGTAAAGTACTTTAAGTATCTTGCTGCAGTAATATCAAACTCATCAACAACAGAGAACCTTGTAGCTCTTGGATTGCTATTGAACTGGTCACTAAAGTCATCAATGACAAGAACTCTGTTTCCAACAGACTCGAAGAAGTCTGTAAGGGTTCTATTTTCAAAGACAATTTCGTTTGAGATAATACCGCCAGCGCCAATATCTGTTGTCTTTTCAGAAGCAAGGTCAAAAACATAGAAGCAGTTAATATTACCAGAACCAACAAGGTCAACAGTCAAGGAGGCAACGCTATCATCACCAAATACATTTGCATGAGTTCTATCACCATCAGCATTTTCAAGAACTAAGTCAGAGAACTTAAGGAAACCTGAAGTATGGTTCAGAGTTTGAACTGGTTCTTCCCAAGTGCCATAGTCAACTCTTGACTTGAGTGAATATGAGAAGTATTGATAGTAATCATTGTCAGCAATTCTTTGAATGTTGTTATTCAACATTCCAGTGTCATAAATCCAACCTTTATTGACCTTTGCTGTAGAGTTGAGTGTCAGGAAAGAGTCAAAGTCAGTCTTCTCTTTGACAATACCTCTAGTATTTGAAGTTTGACCAGCAAGATAGTCCCCAAGAGGAATATCTCTGTTAGTGGAAACCTTCAAGTATTCAGTCTTAGGATTCCAACTCTCAACAACACCAGAACCACGCTCTGAAACGACAGTTTCTCCAACAAAGTAGTCATTTTTTCTAAGGGTAATATCAAATACAGGGAAGTCATTCTTATTAATGATTCTGCCCGAATTAACAGAGTTATCTGGAATACCTGGGAACTCATTTGGTTCTAGCAGAGATGCCAAGTTGAATGTAACAGAACCAGTGACTCCACCCAAAGCAGGGTTGACTGCTGTCAACTCAAACAACTGATAATCATATGCTGAAGAGTTATATCCTCTTGCAGTTGAACCGACACCAACACTTGTGTTTTCAACAAGAACTTTATCACCAACTGCGAATGGGAATGCATCACTGAAACCAGTGTTGAAACCAACTACAACATCTTTTGTGCTGGAGTTATAAGAAATGGTATTAATACCAACACCATTTGGGTTTGCTGTTGGAATAATATCGGGAAGAGCATTGTGAATACCATAAGTATTCTTCACAATCTTGACTTCTGGTTCACCAACAATGTATCTAATGTCTACATCTTCAATTCTCTTCTTAGTGAAGGAGTCAATTACAACCAAAGTTGGTGGATTGAAATATCCCTTACCCGCAGAAGAAATACCAATACTTTCAAAAGAAGAAAGTGGGTCAATCTTGAGAATCTCTGGCAAGTTGAGAGATGGACTCAATGTTGGGTCGGAAGGATAGTCAAAACCAATATCTTCTACTTTAGTCTTGACAATATTGCCAATAGTATTAGTATTGATATCAAAGATAGCATCAGAACCATATGAAGTTGTTACTGTGCTAACTCCTGGTGCAATTTCATAGTTTGAGCCACCATTGATAACCTTAACCAAAGAAATAGCGCCAAATGCAGTTGATGATGTGGTTTGATAGGAAATACCAGCATCAATCTGATCGTAGGAGTTTTTCTCTGGGTATTCTTTCAGGTCAAACGTAAATGTGTTGGTAGTTCCAATACCAGTAACTCTATGAGTTCCAGAATACTTACTATCAACAAAGTTAACTTGACTATGGTTATAAACCTCAGTGTCAGTTACAATTTCTTTCTTAACTTCTGAGATAAAGTCAACATTATCATTCTCTAAGTTGTAGTAAATGTTCTCTGGGAAGTGATCATTTACAAGCAGAGTGACTGATGCACTCGTATCAATACCAACTCTTCCAGTTCTTACTACTTCAAAGTTCTTGGAAGTTCCAGTTGCTGTAAACTCATAGTGGTTGTTTGAGTCAGTGTAGAAGTTGAGTTGGAATGCTGAATAAACGGTAGAACCATTAATAGCGGAGAGTGAAGAGTCGGAAACATCAAACTTTACAGAGTTATTCTTATAAAGGTTGAGTTGTGGGTTGACTGGAGAAAGAGTTCCACTAGATGTGCTAGTGATGTTTATATAATTTGGATCTGCCAGTTCTAAGTCATACTTGGTAGCACAAAGTCTTACCTTATCCTTCGTGAAAGGAAGAACATAGTAAATCTTTTCATTCTCAAGACCACCAGATGGAGATGCTGAGGTGTAGATTACTTTGTCACCAAACACTAAGTTGTGGTCTAAGATACGAATAGTATCTTCTGAAGCACTTACATCGGATGCAGTGAAGTCTTTTGGATTGAATACTGCTCTTCTATTGTTGTCATTATATTTTACAGTTATAGTCGATGCAGCACTAACAATGTTGCTCAGTTCTACAGTATCTCCAGTGAGAAGACCGTGAGTTGAACCAGTTGCAACTGTAATGATATTTTTAGAAACTTCTCCAACAATAGAATCATTTTTGGTTGTGAAACTATGCTGAACACCACTACCGAAGGACTCAAAGAACAACAGTCCAGCAGAGTTTGTTGTTCCAACACCTACGAAGGAACCTTCACTGCTGAGACCAATTTTTACCGTAGAAATGCCAACGAAATCATTTGTGATACTTGCCGCAAAAAGATCTTCTGTTTGTGACAGTGAGAATGAAGTTGAACCATTCGATACACGAATTTCACTACCACCGTGAGTGGAGTATCTTACTTTATCGCCAGTTTTAATATTGTGTTTTGGTAAGAAGATTGACTGTGAGGGGACAAAGACCTGAGTAGAACCTGCACCAGGAACAGAGAATACAATAGTTGTTCCAATACCAACAGCAGTTGTTGTGCCAATACCAACAGACTCAGATGGATCAAAATACAGTTCTCTGTTTACATTGTAAGCGTAGTCAGTTCTGAACCCTGTATTAATTCTAAACTTTCTGGGATCTTCATAAAGAACTGAAGTTGCAGTGTATGCAGAACTTACAGTTGACTCATATTCTCTAAGAACTCTAAGTCTTCCAGCATCTGGGTCTACATTCAGAACTTTGACTTTCTCTTGAGTTCCAATACCAAGAATGTCATTCTCTCTGACATATGGATATTCGAGGATACCAGAAACATAGAAGAATGTCGTTAAACCAGTAACACCAACTGTGCTAATACCAAGAGTAGTTACAAAGTTGTCAGTTCTAATTCCTAAAGAGTACGAACCTTCAATCTTGGAGAAAGAAGTATTGAGACCAGAAACATTAACAAGTTCAAGGTTCTTCAGTCCGTGTGGTGAAGTTGTAAAACCAATGACATTTCCGACACCATCTATTGTTGCAAACTCAACGGAAGTAAATGAAGTGGTTGCAGCACTAACAGAAAGAACTTTCTTACCAAAAACCTTCTCAACCTTTGCAGAAGCATTTTTACCACCAGTCAATGAGTTATCAAACTTAAGTCTATCGTTAACTTGATATCCATCACCACCAGTTGTAATGCCAATGTTATCTACGCTACCTCTTGTAACATATTCAATATTTACATTTTGCTCCTTAATATCATAAGGTTCAAAGACATACTTGTAAGAACTGTTAGATGATGTCAGTTGATAGTTTGTTGTATTTCTGAACCACTTGAACCCAGTGAACTCATACTCATCTTGGTTTGACTCCTTACTAAAGTTGAAGGCATTGGGTTCAGACTGGAAGGTGGGTCCAATTAAGTATGGGAATACAGGTCTCTTATAGTTTTTGAATGGACCATCAGTATCTACATCACCAGGGTTAATTGTGGAGAAGTAAGCATATGTGCCATTTGGATAGTCTGGAGTTACGCAGAATCTTCCGTTATGTTCATCAAGGTCTCCACTTCCCTTATACTCAAAGTCTTCGTTAAAGAATCCTTGAGGGAAGTTGCCAACTGGTGGTCTATTTGTTTTAGTTACCGACTCATATCCACTTTCCATCAACTTGGCAGTACCGCCATTGGGTTCGGAGAAACCATATGGTCCATAAATTGGGTTACCATCATATGCCCATCCAATTATTGGAGAGTGACTTGTTGAAGTAGTTTCCTCACTGTTAACCTTTCTAAGATCAGATATTCCATACAGAATGAGGTCTTTGATATCTGCACTACCTGAACTTTGAGATCTGGCATATACCGACTCTCTTAGTTTTCTGGGAGCATAAAGGTGACAATACTGAAGTCCTTTATCACTTCTATTAGCCTCTGTAATGATACCATCATCATTACTAATAATGTTGAAATACTTTTGGAAGTTGTTGACAGTCCATCTCTGAATATTTGCCAACAGTCTACCATTCTGTCCAGCACCAACTGCTTCAATGGTAGTTGTATCATCATACCCAATACCGCCATTAATGACCTTAACTTCCTTAAGTTCTCCTCCATCAATGATAGGAGTAAGTTTGCAATAGTTGCCATTACCTTTGATGACAAGGTCTGGTGGACTATTAAAACCAGATCCATTTCTAACTACCAGAACCTCCTGAATAACACCACGATTGATGATAGGAATCAACTGGGCAGCATTTCCACTTCTAAAGTGGAACTGTGGTTGTCTATTATAGTTGATAGTTGTGTCAGAACCGTATTCAGAACCTTTTGCGGTAACTTGAACGGAATCAATCGATCCTCTGAATACTGGTTGAATTTTTGCTGAGAAGTCTTGACCTGCTAAGGTAGAAACTCCAACGTTACCAACAATACTTACAGTGATGGGTGTATAGTTGAACTTATGGTCTCCAGCGCCAATAGAGTCTAACTCTGCATACTGCTCAGTATCCAAGTAATATGTTTTTGCAATAGTTCCAAGACCGACTGGTGCCAACTTAAACGAATCATCACTTACTTTCTTAACCAGGTAGTTTGTAGTCGTGGTTAAACCAGATACAACAGTTCCAGTGGTTGAATACTTAATTTCTTCACCAGTTTCGTATCCATGAGATACAATATTGACAGAACTAAGTGCAGTATTGATACCTGCAGTTGTTGCTACTCTTTCCTTGTTCTTATATCCTTCACCTGAGTTTGTAACAACAATATCCGTGATTATATCTTTACCTTCCGCAGACTTCAGTCTATGAATACCAACACCATAATCATTGATGTTTACTGTGTTGATACCAGCAATAGCATCATCCTCATTGGCGTGTAATTTGACGCTGAACCCGTCAATTAGGCGCACATAATAAGATGACCCCGTGCCAAGTCCAGCGATGCCTTCCTGCCCGTCTGAGAGGTATATTACACGCTCATTTTCCCTGAACTTATGATAGGTAGAGAACCCAATAGTATCAGTAAAGATGTTAAGATCGGACGATGAAGACTCAGAGTTGAAAGTTACACTATGCTCAACATTAGTGGTGTTAACTTCAGCAGATGCACCCTTTCCTTCGCCACCAGTAATGACGACGAATGGTTTGTTGACATAATCAAACCCAGTATCAACTATTTCAATTCTTTCTAATGCACCAGTAACAGCACAAGTTCCTGTTGCACCAATACCTTGAGAGTCACTGATATGTAAACTTGGTGGATTGATAACATCATATCCAAAACCAGGAGCAGCAACGTCTACGCTACTAATTTCTCCATAGAAAACAGTTTCGGAAGACTTATAGTTTAAGATCTCAACGCCGTTGATGAAAATACCAGTTCTACCAGGTTTAGTCTCAAAAGTCTCACTCTTATTGACGGGTGGTTTAAATTCTCTTACAATATTTTGTATTTCAAGTTCTTTATCCTTAAAATCGTAGAACTCAATAATGTTATCAGTTACAGTTCCAGTAACAGTGATGAAAACTCCACTATTGAGGTTTGAAGGACTCTTTGCAAGACTGATAGTGGTTGAACTTACTCTCTTAACATAGTATAAACCTTCATCAAGATTATCAAGTTTACTATTAATAGTTTTTGTGACTTCAATGACTTCACCATCATCATCAAGAAGAGTTGATGTGGTCTGATTTGGAGTATAATATACTTTATCGCCTGTATAGAAACCGTGGTCCTTTCTGGAAATGATTTTAATCTGTTCTCCACTAAAAGTGCCAGAGAACGTGACCTTTTTATTATTGGGTTCTAAGACTTGGTTATAATAAAAAGGTATTGATGGAGAAGCAACTAAAACATTATCAGAATAGTCGGTATATACGTTTTGTATGTTCGCTGTGTTATCAACGACATCACCATATCGTCTAGAATTTGGTTTACGGATATATCTGTCAATACTATAAGTCAAATCAGAGTCTAATTCGCCTTGTCCTCTGATAGATATTCTTCTTGGACCCAAAATATCGACAACAGTTGAATTTTCAGTTTCCGAAGTGCTGTCGGTGAGTTTTATTCTGTCTCCAAGGTAGAAGATATGGTCATCATGCAGTTCAATGTCATATGTAAAGTTAGATCTATCCCGCAAAGTGAAGGATAAGACATCATAACTGTTTGCAATGTTGTAAATCCAGTTATTTCTTCTAATAGTCTCTGAAGAAATACCTAAAGTCTTGATTTTTGCAGTATCGTTATCTGTAAAGAGAGTGGTATCTCCTAAAATATTAACTTCATCAAGAACTGAACCAATTCTTACCTTAATTGGGTTTTCAGTAGTTATACCAGAGTAACCATATGCAAAAACATCAAGTCTAACATCAGTTCCACTACTAACGGTGGTGGTCAGTCCAACAATATCATAAAACTGAGTTACTGACCTGCCAGTGTATGCAATACTTACGTCTGCACTCGAAGAAGACTTAGTAACTAAGGTGCCAGTTGTTCCAAAACCAACAGTTGAGTCAACATCGATGATAGTATCGCCAGAATTGGTCGATGTTATGACTCTTGTTTTGGGATGAACAACAAAATTGCCATACAAAGTTCCCTCAAGGGTCAAATCTTTGTCATAATCGGCATCAAAACTCAATTTGTAGAATTCTTTGCCGTCTTCAAATATTTTTTGAACGTCAGTGATGGATGCATAGGAGTTTTCAATGCCATATTCAGGATATGCATCTTGATATAAGGTGTTATTTAAGAGATCTAAAGGATTTCCTTCAAGTGCCTCAACAACTAAGTCCTTTGTTGTTCTGTAACCAGCATCAGATGGTCTGAAAAGGTATTCTCTGGGTTTAATTACGTCAACTCTTTCGCCATAAAGTGCTCCAAACAGAATTTTGAACGAATCATCCGTTCCTTTTGACTCATAAAAGTCTTTTGCATTAGGAACAAAGCTTCTTTGGTTCAATCCTGATGCTAATTCTCTATCAGAGAGACCTGGAATGAACTGTCGCTTGACTTTTGTGAAAAATTCTGTTAAAAACTTGGCACTAAGGTTGTAAATTAGTGCTTCTCTCTTGTGACTTGCCGCAGAAGACTCTGAAAATTCCAGTTCATCGGGTGTAGAGTCCTTTCTGTATGACTTTACGCCACTAAAACCCCTCTTACATCCTTCAAAAGCGTATTGACTACGTCTTTCATAGGTAATAATTTCATTATCAATGAGTAAAAGTCCATATTCATCAGGAAAACCCTGAGTGAAGGTACTAATTAACCCACCAACACCCAATGCACTGGCAGGAATCTCTGTATCATACGACGTAATGTCATCAGACAGATAAGTAAACTCCTTTGTTTCTGAGTTTTCTTCCAGTTTCAGATACTTATCAATGTTTTGAACAATATCTGCTGGTCCACTTTGATACTCTTGTGAGATATAATACTGTTTAAGAAACTCAACAAGAAGTGGTGCTTCCTCCACAAGATACTCTGGAAGCTGACTCTCAAGAATCGTTTGGATTTTTACTCTAGTTTCTGCCATTTGTTATTATCTTTGTCTTAGTAGGTAGAACCACCAGATGTGGAGGTAGTTGTGCTTGTGGATGTAGATGTGGATGTTGGTGCTGTATAAGTTGTAGTAGTGCTAGTTGTACCACTCAAGGTTGTGCTAGTCGTTGATGCTAAGACAACTGGACCACGAACAAGAGAACCATTAGAATAACTGGAGGAGACTGAATAGTTACTTCCAGAGACATCAGATCCAGAGGATATACCGTCAGGCAACATAGTAATCATTGTGTTATTAATATCTAGTTGCAAATAAAGATCCTGTAATCCGATGACATCATTTGAGAATGGTGTGGCAGAAATTTCAATAATAGGAGTTCCTTTATTGACAACTGTTGAAGTAATGTTGATAGGATATATCTTTACTTCACCCTTCACATAGTCAACTTCCCCAACATTCTTCTTGACAACTTGTGCTTCAGTTGGTGAGATGAGTCTTATCAAGTTCAAGGTGCCAGTCTTCAAACCTTGGTTGGGTACATCAGCAAAGTAAACTGAACCACCAATACCACTTACAGAGAAAGCAGAAGACTTAATATTGTATCCTATTTGACCATTATGTGTACCGTGTCCATGGTTTTGGATATGGAAGCGGTTACCGAAGCATACCTCATACTCAGCAAATGAGTTGATAGATGCTCTCATATCTCTTCTCATGTTCACAGTAGAGATATTTGAAGTGACAGCTGCGTGACTGTCATCAATAATTTTTAAGAACTTACTATACTTGAACCTAGCACCAAACTTATTCAACTCTGTTGAGTCTGCATATGCACCGATATTACTTGATATCGCAGACTTTACAGTATTGGATGATGGTGCTAAGTTTGTATTATAATAAGCATTAGTTTCAACTTCAAGGTAGAGATACTTGAGGTCAATGATCTCTGGAATGATACCAGCAACAGAATAACGCTTTAAGTCTCTCTTGATATTATCTTTAATCAAGTTTGACAGATATCTATCATTGTATGGTTTGATACTGATGAATACCTTTCCAAACTGAGGAGGTGACAGTTCTTCACCACCATATGCTGAAACAGACTCTGCTTCAGGATAAACCATAGGAATAAGTGCTTCGTAGTCAGCAGCAGTTACTGCTCTTTCTCTTGAAGCATATATTCTGGTTGAATACTTCTTAATAGACTCAACACTTTCAATATCACTACCAAGTTGTGATGCTTCTAATGTAGTGATAAGAGAGATGCCAGATGTGATAACTCTATCTGCTTGGTCAAGCAACCTACCATTAAACGCAAACGATGATAGACCATTTGCAGCAGCACCAGTTGATACATTATACTCTACAGTAATAAAGTCTGGTTCTTCTAGTTTTCTTCCGAAGACACCATCACCAAATATCAACTCATATCTTTCGTCTGCTATCTCTTGCAGGAAGTATATGGCAGAGTCGGACTTAATATCAAATAAACTAGTTGCCAGGTTGTATTGTCTGGATACAGTAGATGACTCAGAAGGTTTTATAGAAACTGAAAGAGTTCTAGTATCAATACCAGCATTACCTAAAAGGTATCTTTGGTTTAAGTTAAATGCGTCTACAGTAAAGGTTTCTACAATTCTTGTGCCTTCATATACTTCTACATCATCAAAGGTAGCAATATTGTTTACGACAGGTACAGTTATATCTGATGGAATAGTGAATGAATAACTCTCACTACCAAAACTACGAGTTGTACATACAACACCTGCCTTTAAGGTTAATGATGTAGGTGGGTTTGACAGTCCACTAGTATCAACAAAGAAAGATATTTTTGCTCTTGCTGCTCTTCTTGACCTTGGGGTATATCCAATATTCCTTGCCAGAGAAATTACATTCTCTCTTAATGTGGCACTATCAATAAACACCTCATTTGCCACCATATTGGCATTGTATGAGGTGATGTAAGTATTGTATGCAAGTGCATCTATAATAGTTGAAAGGTTTGAACCTTCAAAATCATAGTCAGTAAAGTTCGAGTTCGACCTAAGGTAGTCCTTAATCGACGTTTTTATTTGGTCGAAGTCTAGATTTGAGAAATTTACTAGTGCCATTAGCGTGTTGGTTGTAATGCAAATGATAATTGTTGGGGTGGTACTTCAATTCCAACAATTTCATAACGTACAGTCACATTAAATTCATAACTATCGAAATCTGGAGAAACATCAACCCTAGTTAAATTCACTCTGGGTTCAAAATTATTGATAGTTGTCTCAATTTCATCCTTTATTGCAGATGCTGTAATATTATCAACAGACTCAAATAGTAAACGACTTACTTTTGAACCCAAAAGTGGGTTAAATGGACGCTTACCTTGGTATGTCAAGACAAGATTGCGTACAGAACGGGCAATCGCAGTCTCATTAGTAATAGCCAGCAGGTCATTTGTCAGGGGATTATCCTGAAATGACGAACTGACATCTTTGAAACCCTTACTTACCCGTTCTACAGGCATAAAAAATTATAATTCTATCTTATTTATTACCCTTTTAGGACATTATTGTCGTCACTATCACCATCGACCTCATATAATTCAGTCTGAATCAAATAATCGCGCTTTTTTGGTGTCCTATCATCATTTGCAATCTCACGAAGCATCTTTTGATGCTGGTGATTTGCCAAATTATCTAAAAAATCGTGTTGTGTTGTCATATTTTTCTCTGCAAGTGCCAGTTATTTTTATTTATTGTGAGTCAAGTGGTCTTCCATCTTGTGATTTGTACATTTCTTCAATAGTTTCTTTCTCTTCTACACGTTCTTTTGAAGTTTTCCAGAAATATTCATCCTCACGACCCATACCAAGACGTTCAAAACCATTTTCAACTTGATAATATTGCGTTGAAACCTTAAAGTCAGGCATCTTTGGTTCCATTGGTGTCAAACTATTATCATAGATACGCATTCTATTGTTAGGATACAATGCATATTGACCATTTTCTAACTCAATTAGGTTATGTGACTTATGTTCTGCTGGGTTTTCACTTGTAGCATAGTCAACAACTTCTGGATCTTGATGATAGTTATCGATAGTACAGATATATGTACCTTTCTGTATACCATAGTCTCTAGTATACAACTCATAGTCCATACTACCAATAAACTGTTTTGTAACTGCAACAACACCATAGTCCATACAATTCCAAAACTGTAAGTTTGGTAGGTTCATATCAGGACTTGGTGTCTCTGGTGCCGATACAAATGCACTGATAGGTAACTTATCATACATTGCTGCATATTCTGGTAAGTAAGTTTCAAAATAAAAAGTGCGCCCAGGTATCGACTTACACGACACCCAGACGCCTTTAACAAACTCACCATGACCACTTTGATGGTCTGTAAGATATTCTTTTCTAACCCATACTTCAACTGAAGGTAGGTTACAAATAAGTGCTGCCATTTACATAACGTAACTCTTCACTTATTTACCTTGTCCGCGATACTTCTTTTTTGCCTTATTACGAGAGGTAGCGGAAAGCAACGTGTGCTGTGAGTTACCTTGACGAGTCTTCTTCGGTTTTGACGGCACATAACTGCCACCTTTCATCATTGCCATAGTTAATAGTCCCTTGGTGTTGTAGAAGTTTTATTGCCAATACAAAGCATACCACTAACGAGTAAACTTGTAAAGGCAAACACAAACAAAATATCCATTAGATAACGCGAGTTTTTTCGTGCCCAACCCTAATACGAGGATCGCACCAAATATCAAACCCTTCTTCCTTTGCATCAAGACAGAACGAGACATCCTCGCCGCACATATCTTGTACTGCACCAGACTCAAAGATTTGCATCTTAGGAGCAAACCAAGGATACTCAAGGTTCTCAAAGACACCCTTCTTAATGAGCACCCATCCAAAACCTGTGTAGTCTACAGTGAATGGCTTACGCCGCTTACTGATAGATTCCACTGTTTCATGGTTCATGACTCCACCATTCTTACGGAAGTCATCTTCTTCCAACCAGTGGGCAACTGATGTCGTGTGACCATCTTCTGTTGCATACCATCCAGCAGCAATCTGTTTCTCCTCTCCTTCTGCAGGAAATGCCACATCACACAACTGCCAGAACTTCTCTGTGTTGAATACAATATCACTATCAATCCACAACTGATAGTCATACTCCAACTTACCATCCCATGGAATTTGCTTCGGTCCTCGCAATACATTTGCTCCAAGAACCTTACAACGTGCAAAGTTAACCATAGAAGAATAGTCTTGACTAATCTGAATACTCATTCCATTCTGTACCATATCAAAGCACAGTTGTACAAAGTTCTTCAGGAAGATAAAACTACATCCACGTCCTGGAAGACAAAATACAATAGTCTTCCCTTTCATCCGTGCTTTGATAGCATCATAGTCCCACTCTGCTTCCTTCTTCTTAGGTGCAGCAGCTTTTACAGTAAATCCTTTTGCCATAGTTGAAAATAACTTCAGTTCAATTCTAACAGTTTATCTATACCTTGTCAATACGAATGTTCCTCATTGGTTTGTCGTATTACCTCTACCTCCTCATATGATAAGTCCTCAAGTTCATAGTTGGTTTTCATTAAACCTACCATTCCCTTGAGGGTCTCCCATACTCTATTAAATTGCTTCTCGCTTAAGTTATTATACAAACATTCATTCTTTGCATATACGTGATAAACCTTTGTGGGGTTCATTTTACCTCCGGGTTTTTTTTCTAGTTATTCAACTCACCAAAGCATTATACACCAAGACTATCAAAAATCCAAGAGGTACTAATACCACCTTGGACATCGTCTTCGGATACCTAATGAGCCATCCTGCTAGTACTACCTTCCAAAAAGACCAATAGGGACGTTTCTTCATATCCGGTAAATTTTTTATGAGAATGATATTGATCGGGCGTTTTGTCACCTCTGTAGGTTAGGGTAGTGATCGATTTTTATATACGGGGCAACGCTACGCCCGCAGGGCATCAACACCGCCCCGCATAATAACTGCCGAATACGCATACACTGATATTAGCACATATCGGGCAGAGTGTCAACAACTGCCCGCTACGGTTACTATCAACCAGCAATACGATCAAGTGCTGCTGCTTTACGATCAGCGGCAACCTGTTTCTGATACTTAGCAGCGACTTTTGCCTTATCTCCAGTGTACTGCCGACCCAGTGAGTTTACGGGGTTCAGTGTACCCATGCGACCCGCACCGATAGCAATATCACTAGAACCAACATACGACCCCTTTTGTGTATCATGAGTGCCCAGAGCATTCTTACCACTAGAGGCAGTTTTGTTCAGTGCAGACTTACGCTTACGACCGACAGTGCTCTTCAGTTTGGTATACTTAGGAGTGACACCAGAAGCACTCAACGTATCGCAAATGTTGACCAGGTGAGTTGCAGTGTTCATTGCAGAAGTGTGGTGCTTACACTATTACTACACTTCTGAGGTGAGTAACAATGAAGCGCCATAACTTACCATCTATCAGGTGTACTCAGGTCCTCTACATATGCATCACAGTGTTCAGAACCCTCCAACTCAAAGAGTTTCTCCCAGTTGATATTATGTGGGTCGAAGTCTCCCAGCGCATCAATCTCTAAGGTGATGCGATACTTACTCTTCTGTGCTTGATGGTAGATAGTAGGCATGGTTGGTGCTCCCTGAGTGATGCTTTTACAGTATAGAATAACAGAGAGTAACTGTCAATGTTCCTCAGTGTATTTATCAGAAAGTCTGATATTTTTGTGCTGTCAACCCCTGGCAATACTTATCTCCGTCCCCCTTGACTTTTCTGCGAGAGTGTGATAGACTGCTCGCTAAGATCACAAGGTCCAGAGACATTTATCAGAGACATAAAGTGACTGGAAAGTAACTACAAAGGCACTCCACATACCCCCTTAAGTAACTACATTTCACACAATGTTTCCTCCGATACAAACAATGCAAATACATTTATAAAACCTTTTTTAATATAAAAAAAGCATAATCTTTATGTATATGCAGTAAAAAGAGGGGTTTTTTGCCCCTCTTTGCTTATAAAGTAGAATCGTAATCCTCTCGTCTAGAGAGACATTCAGAAGAGCAATTCTACAATATCATTCATGTTCTTTTCAGACTCAATATCCTCTACGATAACATCTAGGATCTGAAGAATTTCATCCCCAGTGTTACCAACCTTGAGCATACCGAGTGCAGTTTCGCGAGACATAATGAAAAGAAAAAATGTATAAAAAATAAGCAGTTTAGAGTCATACTTAGGACTTGTTAGTTTGTGTTAGTTAGTATCAGAAGTTAAGGCAGAAGATGTAACCTTCCAACTCAACATAATCATGACGAAGGTTATCCCAAGTGTAAGACCAGTCGATCTCAACAAACCCAGGAACATCTAGTCCGTAGCAATCTTCTACCAGTTGTTTTGCAAACTCAGAACCAGACATTTCGCCTTGGTAACTATCAGTGAAGGAGTCAATACTACCTTCACCGAAGTATTCAATAAACTCCTCAATAGCAGCAGCAGGATAGTCTTCCAGGAGTTCATTGATAGTCTCTTGGTTGTTGCTATCCTCTGCAATTACTTCGTCTTGTTGTTCAGCAACAGCAGCAGTGATGATGCCTTTTGCTTCCATAATAGACTCGTAAAATGCAGTGTACTTTGCCTTACCGTCTACAACATAACCGCAAGCGGCACACATATCAACACGGGACATTCCCTGTTGAGTGTAGAGTTGGACAGCATTGAGAAGTTCTTGACCTTTGAGCATAATGAAGAAGAGTGCTTACGTTAATGAGACAGTTTAGAGGTGAGTAACTTTTAAGACCTCAAACATAGTGCAATGCAAGTTGCATCACTTGGTCATCTTTTACAATAGTATTCGGACCAACTTTAGTCTCAAACCGATGATAAACAGTCTCGGGGTTTTCACCCTCAAAACTAATAGCAGAGATGAGATCAGTTGTCATCTCTTTCACAGTAGAAATACCGCGATAAGTTGCATCATACTTCTCTTCCAAAATGTTTAATGCTTGACGGAATGTGAGAGCAGATGTTTTCATTTTGTTGTTCATAGTGTCATTCATACAACTACAACACTTTCAAGGTGAGTAACTTTAATCAGAACGGATGTGTCCATGAAACTTGTTGCTTCTTGGTGATTCTTCCATCTGTAAATAAACCATCAACCACACGATTGAAAACTTGTTGTTTCTCTTCTCTTGTCAGGTTCTTGTCTACTTTCATTGCAGTTTCGCGGACAACTTTCACAACCTGAGTTTTTGTCATTGTGTTGAGCATTGGTCTAAAGCAATGTAATATCGTATGATGTAAAGTTAGGATATTGTTGTTCTACCCACTTCGATAACTGATAGTTCTGTGACTTAATCCCTTTCTGTGTTTTTGGTCTTGTTGGCATATCTTTTAGAAAAGACAAATGCCCTTCGTCAGTTGTAACTTGTATGGAATAAGTTGCAGTTGTTGTTTTCATTCAACCTCCACAAGTTCTTGTTGATATGCCATATATTGTTCCTCAGTTGCTTCATCGACACTCTCTTGAATCACCTGATAGATGTAATCATTGTTCCCAATATCATTAAAGATACGCTCACTTAACTCAGGATGTTCATCACACGGATATTCTTGATCACCATCATCTTTGGTCATAAAGCAATCTTCCTTGGTATAAATCCATGCCGCACAGTATGCATCTTCTCCCTGTTGTTCGATGAGAGTGTTGACTCGTTCTTGCAGTTGTTTGAGAGTGTAGTTCATCAGAAGTGTGATTCGGAAGTGTCAAGTTTATCAGACCATTTTGCTATCGCATCATAACATTTTTTGTAGTCAACAAAAGTGTCATTAAAGTTGTCAAGAAAGTGAAAAGAATAATTGATGCGATTTTCGGGGATTGAGAGATGCTTTGCGACTTTAGTGTTCATAATAATCAGTTGATAACAAAGGTGCTCAGATCATTGCGATTGTCGCAAGATTCCCAAGTTTCGTAGAATGAATCCCATGCAGACTTGTTATCAACAAAGGAAGAAATGTTGAGCATCTCACATACCCAATCATATGCCATATCGATGTCGGCATTTGTGTCATCAACGTAGGCACAC